TAACAATAACATTATCTAGTTTTTCTTATTATCGACTGTTAACACTATTTTATGACTAAAATATATTATAAAACTTTAATACCTACTAATTTTATGATTGTTAAATAACACTATAATAATAGTCATTTATTATATTTTTATTTTTAATATACCTGCTCATTTTAGCAGAACAAAATCCTTCCATCTCTGCTGCTTTTGCTATTGTATCCCACGTTGATAACAATTCGTTTGTAGTTTTTTCTCTTTTATACACCTTTTTGCCAGTTGATGATATAATTTGTTTTTGAACATATGGTTTTTTCAAAGAAACACCATAATAACCTTCATTAGATTCACTGTCAGCCCAAACGGTAGCTTTTAAAGTATATGGCGATTCATTTAAGTAAATTTTTATTTCTTTCATATCATTATCTGTTAATTCTTTATTAACACTTGCTTTCCATTTTTGATATTCTCTCAATAGCGTCGAGTTTAATATCTTTCCACAATCTGAAAATTCACACGAATGAAAAATAAAATTTTCAACATCTGAATTATTAGAAGTTTTTTTATATTCAACTGATTTTAATTTAATACCGATATACCCATGATTTCTATCAATTCGTTTTGGTTTGAATCTTGTATCTAAATAATTTTTAAGAGCATGAAATATTTCCTTTGTTGGTTTAACTTTGCTCCATAACCGATATCTTCCTTCTAAATTTACAGATAATTCTTGTACATCTGGTCTAACAATACAAATTTCATTCACAAAATTATTAAATTTTTTATTTATTTCATCTTCAGGCAATAAAATATTTTGATAAACAGATTCTTCATTAATCTTTATAGAATCAATAATTTTCTGTTGTTTATCTAGTTTTTCTCTCAAATTGTTAATTTCAATATTGTTATTAGTAATAATTATTTCTTGTGAGTTTTTTTTTCTTTCAATTCTCTATTTTCATTTTCTAATTCTTCGTTTTGTTTCATTAATCTATTAAAATTATCTATACTATATGTCTTTGAATGAATAATATCTTTAATATGCTTAGATAACTTTTCTATTGTAAAATTCATCATATCATAAGCAATAATTTCTGTTTTATTTTTTCCACATAGTTGTATACTTCGAATTTGTCTTTTAATTTTAGGATATGTTTTAATTAGATTTTCAATCTCTACTTTATTTTGAACTTTAAACGCCTCTACCAAAACAAAATTGTTGTATTTTTTACGATGGTCTTGTATTCTAGTTGCTAGGTCATTTGTATGACCAAACTTTATTAGTTTCTCGTTTTCTTCATTTGTATTATCAATTGTACCAAAATATATACATTCCGTATTTAATGGGAATTGAACGATTGTAGCTTGTTCTACTGCTCGTTGTTTTTCTTTTTTAGAAATTTGTAATAATTGATGTTTTTCTTGTTCAGAACTTTGTTTTATTTCCAAAATAATATTTTCTTTTTGCTCCAATTGAAGTCTTAATTCGTCTGTTTCTTCTTCCACAATTTCATGTAAAACATCTTCCATTTTCATATAATATTCGTGGATTTCGGCAGCTTTTTTGGTTTGAGCTTTTAAACATAGTGATTTGAAACATTTTATTGTTAATAAAATTTTTTTTATATTTTGACCACCGTTTTGTTTGTTCAATTTAAATTCTTCAGAAACCGCTGTTCCAAATTGATAAGCGGTTTTGTAATCTATATCGAGTTTAAAATGTTTTTCTAACGCTCTTTCAGAATTTTGTTTAGTAGAAAACCCTAACCATTTCCATATATCATCTAAATCAACTACAAAATCCACATTTTTATCATAATTTAAGTAGCAATAAAAACTACTTACAAATAATTGTTGTTCAAAACCATTAAATTTATCCTTAATTTTGTTTAATAATTTGTTATTATAAGCCTTTGACAGTTTAGAGATTGGATTTTTCTCTATGAGTTCTACAATATTTAGTTCTTGCATCTTATTATATACTTTATAATAGATACTCTTTAAGTCATATAAACTGCTTATTTATTTTGAAAGCGGTTTATATAAAAACGGATTTTACCACTTAGTGGTTTTTTTGACACTAATTTTAGGTCCTCCGCCTCTCTTTTTTGTATTATTTGGGTCATATTGTTCTTCTTGGTCTTCTTCTGGCATTCCTTTAGACAATTCCCAGAATTCTTTAGAACCAAGACGAAAATCGTTATGACTATCCGCTTTATACCAAAAAACTTGATCTTGTAATTTATTAGATTTTGAGTTATTGTTAATAACAAGACACTCAAAATTTTCAGTACATTGATCCATGACTTGACAAAAGGATTCAAATGTTGGAAACATTCCAGCATAATTTTCATATATACGTTTCCTATTTGCAATGTAATTTTCTCTTAAAATAAAAACATAATCTATGTTGGTTCTCAGTGTGGGAGGAATACCTAAGGGGTATTGCATTGTGATGACTAACATGACCTTCCAATGACGCCCGTTCATGAATAATAAACGCATTAGTTTATCACGAGACCATGTGTTATCATATAAACAATCATCCAATATAACAAATGCTCTTGGATCGATAGTTGAACGTTTATAAGTTTCCATTTCCTTTTTAACTTGTTTTAATACAGTTCGCTGACGCTTTAATATGTTTTCGATAATTGCTGAATTATATTCATTATGAATAAATAATCTTGGCACCATTTTACCGTAAAAACCATTACCCTCCTCAGTTCCTGATATCACTGTACCAATAGGAATTTCTTGTTGATAATATAATAAATCTCTAACTAAAAAAGATTTACCTGTATCACGTTTACCAATTAAAACGACAACTGGTCCTTTATTTTCAGTTGCTTTAAATTGGATGCTTTTCATGTCGAATTTTTTAAGTTCCAGACTCATTTATATAATATATTTAAAAGAAACTAGAAATTTAACGCTAAATACAATTTATTTATGAAACTTGCGATGAGACTTACGATTATACTTACGATTATACTTGCGTTGAGACTTGTGATGAACTTTTGTTTTGCTATGAATAACTTTACCACCAGCCAACATTTGTGTAGCAACGCATTTAATATCTGTATTTAACAATTTATTTAACAAGAACTCTTTTACACCAGAAGTTCCTAAATCTAATTCTAATGTAATTGCTGTAATATTCATTGTTTTCATAATAAAATCAATAGCTTCTTCTTTTGTTTCCCATCCTAAATCTTCTATACTACATTCAATATCATAAATCTCACTATACTCTTCCAACATTCCATCTAATTCTTTTTGTGCACTTTCTGGAGTTTGTTTATATTTTTCATGAAAATATGCGTGAAAATTTTTTGCGTCGGGTAATGTGAATGTTTCTGGTGTTAAGTTATGATTTTTAACGTATTCTTGTAAATCTTGGTTAGTTGCGTGATAATGTTTATACATTGCGTAAGTTGATATTGGATTTGTTGAGTGAGAATATATTTTTTCTATTGTTGGTCTTACAAAAAACATCAAGTATATGAATATAGTTCTTAAATATAAATTATATTTTAATCCTTCATATTTTACATTAGTTTTTGATAATAATTCCATTGAATTAGTTGACTTATTATATCTTCCAGTTACACTCGATACGCACTTGTTTTCATGATACAAACATAAAATAATATCATATTCATTTGATACTTCATCGTATACTGCTGCTTCTGTGTCGCGATATCTATATTGTAATAATTCTAATTTATATGATGGCCCACATTTACCTTGAAGAACTTCATTAATGTTCTTTAATTCATTACGTGTACCTGCTAAAATTATTTGTGGTTTGTTCATTGTTTATATAATATTATTATATAAATAAAATACATAGTATAATTTTATGAATGTTTTAGAGATAATTATTATTTATTAGTTAAAAATACATTAAATTTATATTTTAATTCACTAAAGATGATTGCAATTAATTATCAGAAAAGGAAAAACATTGAGCTTTTTAAACGTTTTGAGGAACCTACATCACTTTTTCTCTCAAAAACACAAAACTATATACCAATTTACAATAGATTTTTTAATTTAAATGACAATAATTATAATAGTATTAACCTAAACAACAAATGGTATATTTCAAATATAAATGAAAAAATTGAAGAAGATAATGACAATCTTTTTATGTGTAGAATTAAAAATACAAATAATAATAAGGTTAAAAACAGAGAAGTTTTTTTTAAAATGGCACCTTTATTAGATCCTTATAAATATATGGTTGGCAAATATGACATCACTAATACTAATCTATTTAATTTACCTAAGCTAAATTCAAATTTAGAAGAATATAATAACAAAATAATTGATGTAAACAACTCAGCATATGTCGATGGTTTGTTCTTATATTTATCAAGTCAATTAAAAGATACATATAAATTTTTACACGGTGTTGAATATTATGGCTCTTTCTTAAGTATTAAAAATGAATTTAAAATTAATGTTTTTGATGATATTGATTACTTAAATAATTCTGATTTTTTTAATAAACATAAAAATGTGTTATTTAAAATAGATGATTATGAACATTTATTTCAACAAGATCAAACAAAATTAAAACCTTTAACTATTGGAAATAATATCAGTTTAAAATCATTAAAATCCGTCAACAATGAATTATTTGATGATGTTTTTGAGGAAGAAAATTTAAGTTTACCAAATATGTCATTAGAATTGGTTGATATTACAAATACATCTTTAACAGTTGGTCATGAGGTTACACTTAAATCAAATTCAACGTGTTCTTCTCGTTCATCTTATACTAATGATGGTGAATTAAATGATGAATGTGAAAATTGTAGTCCAACAAGTGGTGAAGATTTTGATTCATGTTCTGATGAAAATATCAACGGTTCAAAAGAAAAATATGATGAAGACGATTATGAAGACGATTATGAAGAAAATGAAGAGAATATTAATGTATTTATACCAAAATTTCCAGTCCAAGTTATTGGAATGGAATATTGTGAAAATACTTTTGATAATTTAATTTTAACAAGTAACTTAACTACGGATGAATGGAATTCATCATTAATGCAAATAATAATGATCCTAATAACATATCAAAAAGCTTTCAATTTTACTCACAATGATTTACATACAAATAATATTATGTACAATCAAACTGATAAGAAATATTTATACTATTGTTATAAAAAAACATACTACAAAGTACCAACATTTGGAAGAATTTTTAAAATAATAGACTTTGGTAGAAGCATTTTTAAATTTGACGGAAAAGTATTTTGTAGCGATAGTTTTCAAATAGGCGGAGATGCTACAACTCAATACAATACAGAACCTTATTTTAACGATAAAAAACCTAGATTAGAACCAAATTATAGTTTTGATTTATGTAGATTAGCGTGTTCCATTTTTGATTGTATAATTGATGATTTTGAAGAAATGAATGATTTAACAAAAATAACCGATCCTGTTAAACGTATAATTTTTGAGTGGTGTTTAGATGATAAAGGAATAAACGTGCTTTATAAAAACAATGGTGTCGAGAGATATCCTGATTTTAAATTATATAAAATGATAGCAAGATGTGTTCATAATCATACACCTCAAGCACAATTAGAACGTCCTCAATTTGATAATTTTAGATTTAGCGGAGAAATTAAGAATATAGATGATATTGTTAATATCGATGTAATTTCATCACATATTTAATTTTATTTACATACATATATTATGAATAATATTTTTGGATTTATAATAACAAGACACGTTAATTCCGTAAAAACTAACAAATATTGGAATCATTGTGTAAAATTAATTAGAACTTTTTATCCTTTAACAAAGATTATCATTATTGATGACAATAGTAATTATGAATATGTTATTCCAGAATTTAATTATAATAATTTAGATATTATTCAGTCAGAATTTGCTGGTAGAGGTGAGCTTTTGCCATATTATTATTATTTAAATCATAAATTTTTTGATAATGCTATAATTATTCATGATAGTGTATTTATTCATAAACGAATTCCTTTTGAAAAATTTAATGGTATAAATGTATTGCCTTTATGGTTTTTTCATTCAGATAAAGAAAATATGGAGAATACAAAAAAAATTGCAGGAAACCTTAAAAATAATACTTCAATAATCAATAAGATTTCAAAAGAAATGTACCTTCTTGGAATAAATTCTGATAACTGGTATGGATGTTTTGGTGTTCAGAGTTATATAAATTTAAGGTTTTTACAACACATTGAAAATAAATATGGAATCACTAAATTATTATTACACGTAACTTGTAGAGCAGATAGATGTTGTTTAGAGAGAATATTTGGAATAATTTTTTTTACAGAATCACCAAATTTATTTCATAACAAATCATTATTTGGTGACATAATGAAATATCAAAAATGGGGATATTCTTATGATGAATATATAATAAACTTACAAAAAGGTAAAATACCTAGAAATGTTGTTAAAATTTGGACTGGACGTTAGTAGTTTCAATTTTCTTTTTATAATAAAATTTTATTTTTCTCTTAAATTGTGTGAAAAATAAAATAAATATTTTGATTATGTAGTTAAAAACCAGGATTATCTGTAAAAACTTGTATTACTTTTGCAGTTGATCCACCTTTTATTAATGGATTTATTTGGTCTATTACAAAAATAGCAATTATTACACTAAAATAAACTAAGAAAGCATCACGCATTAAAAATTTTAAAGGTTTACTTTCTTTTTCAATATATCTCATCTCTAAAAATTTTGCCAATAAAAATGTAATTGATATAATAGCAGCTATTACAAATGTATTTTCCATTTATTTATTTAAGAACAATCTTATTGTTAATTTTACGCAATTTATTCTAAAACTTCAATGTCATCTATTAGTAAATCTGGTAATAATTCTAATGTTGGTTCTTCAATATTATGAATGTCTGAATAATCTAAATTAAAAGATTGTTCTGTTATATTTAATTTTAAATTGTTATCATTGTCATCATCAGTTTCCCTTTTTCTTTCTTCATTTCTCATTATACTAATTTCTTCTAATCTATCTAAACTCTTTGGCGCGGTAATTTGTGATACACCATTTTCAGATTTAACATAATCAATATCATTAAAACTAACGATATTATTTTTTGTAGCTATTTGCTGTTCTGCTGGTGCAATTATTGGTTCATGAATAACTTCTTCTTTTACTTCTTCAATAACATCCTCTTCAATACTTTCATCCATATATGCTTTTAAAATGGCCTCCACTGGAATACTTTCTCTCAGTGTATTTAATATACATTCTTGAACAATTATTTCTAGTTCTCTATAATTTTTTTGAATCTGTAATGGTTCTATATCAACTTTAAATAAATAAACATTTTTATATATTTTTCTAGCTACATTTACATAAACTTTGTGGATAAAATCATCTAATTTTGGAATATTAATATCAATTTTTTTCTGTTTTTGTCCTACTCTCATTGATGTTAAAATTTTAAGTTGAATTATATGTACACATGTTACTAAATCCTCTAAATAATTACACCTCGACTTTTCACAAATTAATTTTCTCTCATTTTCAATTATTTGTTGATTCCATTTTGGAATTCGACAGATTAAATTTTGAAATGTCATTAAGTATTTATCAAATTCATCATTGTTTTTACAAACTTGTATAGACTCTTGAAGTATAGATTGATAACCATCAATAATTAAAGGGGTTAATAAAGTTACTAATCTAGCGCCCCATTCATTTTTAGACTCGTGAAGTGCACTTACATTAAAGTCGTCCATTTACATAAAACTTATATTTTCTAAACATAATTCTGAACTTAAAAAAATAAAATTTAAAATAAATAATATTAAAAGTTTTTCGTTTCTAAATTCTCTTCTTATGCGATTAAAACAAATCAATAATTCATATCTTTTTTCTAAAGTAATAGTTTCATCTAAAAATTTAGTATTTTCTAATAAAGTTACAATATCTAATGAACTATAACCTTTCTCATATATTTTTGTACATAATGTCATTAAATCTTCAATAGAAATTTTTACATTAACAGATTTTATTATTTCTTTTTTAAGCAGATCCAATCTTTGTGTTTTTATATCTTTCATATTAAATGCTTGGCTTAAATTGTATTTATAAAGATTTACTGGTTCTCCATTTACAATTGGTTCCGGAACATATATTTCACAAAATCTTGACAAAATTGGTTTCATCAAATTATATTTATCCTCAGCTACAATAAAAAATCTAGTATTATGACTAAATAATTCTATACACCTCCTTAATGCGGATTGCGCATCCATTGTTAATTTATCAGCATTTAATAATATTATACTTTTAAAATTATGACCACCATTTGAGTTTATATGTGTCTTAGCAAAAAATTTCAATTCTTCCCTAATAAATTTTATACCTTTACCGTGAGAACAATTTACATACATTACAAAAGATTTTATTTTCTCTCTATTATTGTCATAAATTTTTTGAACAAATTCATTAACAATTGAACGTTTTCCACTTCCTGTTGGTCCATGAAAAAGAATGTTTGGTATTTTATGTATTTCACGAAAGTAATTTAATTTTTCTTTTATATTTTGATGAATATTTAATGACATTATTAAGTTACTATATTTTATAAATTGTTTTTATATTTTAATATAACGTATTATTATATTTAATCATCTTCAACAGTGATTGTTTGTTTCTTTATAATTTTCTTAGCGACATTTTTAGAGACAATATTTTTCTTTTTTTTGGAATCATCACCATTCATTAATCTTGATCTTTCTTCTTTATATTCAGTATATTGCTCCTTTAAAATTTCCAATTCATTTAACCACATCTTATTTATACCAGTAGCTTTAACAATTTCTAATTCAATCTCTTTATCACAACATTCCTTATTGATTTTTTCTACATTTTCTTCGGTTACTGAATCCATGGGCATCTTAGTCAAATAATGATAATTTGTATCATCATTCATAATATTATAACCTTTAGTAGATAACATTTCAATAACTTGTTCTTTCTTTTTCTTACGTAAGTCAATCGTTCCATCAAGATTTTCTTTTATATATTTACCCTTATTAGTAAGCATCATTAGTTCACGTTCTAAACTTGCAATGATATAATCTTTTCTAGTTTGATATAATTTCAATCTTATATCATAATAAGAATCAATAATAGAAGATATATTTTCAAATTTTTGTAATGTATCATTGGAATCAAATAGATGCATATTAGTTGTTGTATTCGTTGTAAAGAGCTTTAACGTTTTTTCAACACCATTACAACCATTGTCACATTTACTCTTTTCCAAATCATCTAGTTTTCCTTTTATAAATGTAATCGTAAAATCAACATTTATATCTTTACTCATATCTTGATAATCTTTAATAATTGGTGGAATCTTATTTTTATCTTTATCTTCGCCAGGATTGATCCAGTGTTCGAGTAATTCCTTAAAATCTTCAGTCCAATATCCTATAGGCAATTCAGTTACTCTAATCTTATCGATACCTACTTTTTCGTATATTCCTTTAATTAAGAATTTGTCGTGAGCAATTTTAGTAACTTGTCCCTTAAATCCTTCGTAATAAGGAATAAATTCAATATCATCTTCAATATGTCTTAATTTATTTTGTAAATAATCAATAATTTGTAATGGATTATAACACATAATATCAGTACTAAAACCAGTTCCAATTCCTTTAGAACCATTAATAAGAATCATAG